GTCGCTCTCAGATAATTGTGTAGGGTAGAGATAATAGAACAGCGATAGACCGTTCACAACGTCCTTGTCAGGTGTCGGGTATAGGCCAAGTCCGTCATTCCCTACGAAATAATAAAACGGGATATTCGAGCCTTTCTTGCTGTCCTGGTAGATATATTCTCTGCCCTCCACCACTACATCAGATAGGTTAGTACGTGGAAACGGTAGTGAATACGCAAATACGTCTTTTTGCAGGTTGTAAATAGCCATTGTCTTCACCTTGAATATCGTTCGGAACAGCTCATTTTGCACCAGGTTGATCTTACGGATCACGCTATCATTGGACAGGCCATGTGGGTACTTCTCAGCAATCTCATTGAGTATTTCTTGTAAGTTCACGGTTATCACCCCTTAATAAACGAAAAAGCCCCAAGAGGGGCCTTCTCACATTACTTTTATTTCCTTCTTGGTGCTTTCGTCAATACGCTGATTTACTGCGCGTGTACGCTCGTAGGAGTCGCGCCAAATACTAGCAATAGCTGCAGGCACTTCTGTTTCAACACCACGCGGTACTGTGTACACCACACCGTTATATCCTATAGGAACAACCTTGTCACCAGGGTTTTGCGGATCATCAGGAATGATAATCTTTTCTTTCTTCATTTCCTTCAATTGTTGAGCTGCGCTTTTTTCTGCTCTTGCTGCTTCCTGTCCAAGATCTAATTCTGCTTGCTTTGCCATCTTCAAATTCCTCCCGAATATAAAAGGGAGCCTTTCGGCCCCCGATTGTTTTTATTATGCTGTTGCGCCAGATTCATAGCGAAGGATCGCCAACTCTTGCAGACGAACCACAGTGAAAGCACATTTCCATGCAACGGTATTAAATTGGTTCAATGGGTCTGCACTACCAGCAGATCCTGCAGGGTGAACGATGATATCAGGTTTCACGCTACCCTCAATGTCCGGGATACCGTAAGCACTGCGACCAAGGAAAATCGTTCCGTATACGTCAGCACCAGTTGCTCCAGCGCCATCAAATACCACACCATTGTCCACTTCGTAGAAATAGATACCGTAGAGCTTACCGATTGCTCCGTTTTTAAAGTCGCTTGTACCGTTGTCTACGTTAGCACGCTTCCACTCGTCCGTTTGCATTAGATCAGTAGCCACGTCAGTATGGATTAGTGCTGCATATCCCGTACCACCGCCTGGAAGACGGATCTCTTTAACTTTATTTCGTTTCAATGCACGACGTGCTTTCAAAATATCTAATGCCGTGATTTTGTCAGCAGCACCAATATCCGCACGTCCAGTTTTGTTATTAGCATAGAGTACGTTAGTACCTGCTGCCAGCATATCACGAACAATTACGTCAATGGACTCACCGGCGTTCTCACCCATGAGCTCAGCAACTTCGGTCATCAATGGGTCGAAACCGCTCAAGTTGATGAATTCAGAAATCTTTGTCCAGTTACCATATTCCTTCACCGTTGCGTTAATCGGTGTGATGTCCAAGTTCACACCATCAGGTGTTACACCTTCGGTCAGCGCCGTAGTAACAACATTCAAGCTGTTCAGGCGACGGAAATTAGTTGTTGCCCCCTTACGTTTTGGGATGTTCTTCTTCTCACCGAATTTTGTCCATACCAGTTCAGGTGTAAGGCGCTCAAGCATTGCATCTTGGTAATAAGTGTGTTGCTCAGCCGTCAATGCATTCACGCCTGTAGTGGCGTTATATCCTTGCACCTCAGTTGCGAAAGTTTGTAGATCCAATTTATAACGGAATTTTGACATTTTCATTATCTCCTTTATGCTCGACTCTTCATTTGTTCCCTGAATGCTTTTCTCTCAGCTGGCGACATTGCCATATATCCAGTCGCTACATCCGGACTATCAGCACCAAGAGAACCGGTTGAGCTGTCGGCGTTTTGTTGTAAGTTTTTCAGCGTTTCGCGCTGTGTTTCGAGTTTTAAGTTGTTCATGCGGTCGTCATAAGAAGCTAACTTATAAGCGTCCTCTAGGCTGTAACCGCGCTGTGCGGCTAGATCCAGTACCTGAACCTTGTACTTATCAAAATCAGGGTACTGAGTGGACAGCTGCTGCAGGTCTGATTCAACCTTACGGATCATCTCAGCTTCTTTTAACTCCTGCATTTGCTTCTCATATTCGGATAACTTTTGATTCAATGGCTGCAGGTGGTTGCGAATAACCTCTTCGTCAACCCCTAATCGTGAAGCTTGCTCCTGGATCTGCCTGTCTTGCTCGGCTTGCTCTAGGGCTGCTAAGTATTCATCAGTTGTTCCGAAGCCGTAAAGCTTAGCTGTGCGCTCAAGTGCGCTCTGGAACTTCTCAGCATCCTTGGCTTTGCTGCCATACTCTTGCTCTAGCTTGGTTCGTATTTGTTCCTCACGAGCCTTTAGAGCATTAGCAAATCCTTTTTCATCGTTCTGAACGGCGACTTCAGAGGATTCAACGCCCGAGTTTGTTTCATCCACTTGCTCGACTGGCTCATCTTGCACTTGTACTTCCTGCACCTCGGCGACAGGTGCCACTTCAACGCCCGTAACCTCTTCAGCGAAGAGTTGTAGATTCATTGGTAAACGGTCTTTCATTGGTTATTCCTCCTTGTTATGCGGCGACCATAACGATTCAACGCCCGAATTTTGTATATAGAAAAGGGCATTAGCGTTTCAGCCAATGCCCTGAATAATATTTTATTTGTAAAGATTGTATATTTCGGTTGCAATTCTCTGCCCAATGTAGAAATGACCCTCTCGTGTTGGATGCACCCCATCGGCAGAAATGAATAGACTTGCATTGCCAGTTGTTTGTATATTTCCTGCATGACCTGTACCTGTTATCCATCCGCCCGACATTGGTGTTATAATTTCACCATTTTTGTTGTAAGTCGCACCATTCACCATATCTATATATGGAAATTTTAGTTCCAAGGCTACGCCCCTCAATTTATCAGCTATATCTTTTCTGATTTGCGGTATAATCCCAGTCGGTGAATGTGGGCTAACAACTATTATCTCTGTTGTCGGGAGGTGTTGCTTCAACGTTGTGAAATATCGCTTCGCCGCGGTATAAACTGCTTCTTTCGAGTTCGTTTCATCATTAAATCCACCGCCCGAAACTACTACATCAGGGCTATACATTACAACATCATGCATAACCCTGTCGATAAATTTAACCCTACCTGCGGCTCCTGGGTTAATATACCCCGTCCCCCCAACTCCACTGTTCCAACATTCCCAACCAAGCATGCGAGCAGCGATTGTGGGCCATCCATATGAAATGTTCGCCCCGGATGAACCAGCTTCTGTTATCGAATCACCAAAAAAGATGGCTCTTGTCTTACTACTTTTCGGTCGTGTAACCGTCGCATTCGGTTCAATTTTCAACCCTCCAAAATATGCACCACTCAGTTCAATGGTAATTTCTCGAAATCCATATGATTTGAAGTCGATTAATCGGTAATATACCCCTGTTGAATTTTGTACAACTTCAGCATCTTTACCAATATACTCGCCATCAACAAGAATTCGCACTCGTCCGCCTTGACCCTTTTCGTAAATTTCAAATTTACTACCGAAATATCCAAATCTCACAATCAGGTTTCCGAAACTGCTAGTTGTGGTGACTGCTCGATTCCTCACGAAGTCTCGGTCAGGATATGCTTCCCCTGCTTTTGCGACATCGCCTTCATAAACAAATACCTCATTTATAACATTGTTTGCTTGGTGATCAACTGATTTTACTGTTACTGCATTAGTTATAGTGGATGCTTCAGAATTAACCCCTAATGTGACAGTCGGCGGATCGCTCATTATTTTGGGGAATCCAATGGTTTTAACGATGTTTGTTTTTTTTCTTACACTCCTTACGGTTATTTTTTGTACCCCTGATTCTGAATTGATAGTAATCGATGTGAAAGTAACGCCTGCATTCCACGAACCGCCTTTTGGAATGAGTTTCGTATTACCACTGACAACCACCGTTACGCTTGCAGTGCCTTCATTAATCACTTGGACAT